CTGAGGAAGAAGTGAACATTGTGATGGGTGCAGTTTTTAGTGACATACACAATTCATCACAACAAACACAAAAATTTCTTCTAACTTACGAGGAGGCTGTCATTGGAAAACCGGGCTTCGAGGGCTTAGGTTCAGTCAACCGAAGTACTAGTGCTGGGTATCCCTATAGTTTGGAATGGAAGGAACCTGGCCTCAAAGGGAAACAAGTGATATGGGGTGATGGTCAGGATTTTGATCTGACGCGCCCTAGAGCTATTGAACTTCGTGAAATTGTGATGCGGAGGATTGAGAGAGCGAAAAATCTCGAGAGAACGGAGACCATTTATACTGATTCTTTGAAAGATGAATTAGTGACTCTAGAGAAAAGGAAGATTGGTAAAACCAGACTTTTTAGTGGTTCCCCGGTTGACTACACTCTCGCTTGCTCCATGTATTTCGGAGCTTTCGTACACTACATCATAAGTAACCGTATTGATAACGGCTGTCTTGTGGGTGTTAACGTGTACTCAGCGGAATGGGATCTCATCGCACGGGATATAGGTGTGAATGAGAAATGTTTCGCTGGCGATTTCTCGGGTTTCGACAAGAATCAGTTCGCTGTGGTCTTAGAGAAGATCGGTGAGTGGATCAACGAGTGGTATGGTGGGAGTGAGGAAGAAACGAACATACGTACTATTCTTTGGTTGGAACTGACTGACTCGCTCCATGCCCATGATGACACTGTTTATGAATGGAAGAATTCACTTCCGTCTGGCCATTTTTTGACCACAATCGTGAATTGTATCTACAATCTCTTTCTTTTCTACTACTGCTGTTATGTTTACCATTCAAAGCAGATTTCAGCGTTTCCTTGGTTTAGGAAGAACATAGTCCTCAAAGTTTATGGTGATGATAGTGCAGGATCAAGTACTTTCGAAGCAACTGAGTTTGTCAACAAACTTCCTGAATTGATGGCGACTTGTGGGCAGAAATACACCTCTGAATTTAAGGACAGACCCAATGATCTTCAGAGACAGTTGCAGGAAATATCTCTTCTCAAGAGATGCTTCTCGTATGACAGTGAAAGAAGCAGGTTTGTGGCCCCATTGGCTCTCAGTACCATTCTTGAGATGCCTTATTGGTCTAAGAGAGGGAACAAGTACCGCGAAATCACGAAAGGGAACATTGATACCGCTCTCTCGGAATTAAGTCTCCACTCGAAGGAGATCTTCGACAAGTATTCGAAAGCCATCATCACTACTTCCAAAGAAGAAATCGGATATTATCCTTGCGTACAGGAACAGCGAGCGCTTCGCGCGGACATCTGTTCCTGGGTCAAGGAGTATTAAAGGGACTAAAAGCCCTCGTCAGGGCGTTATAAATAGACGGTGCAGTAGTGACATCCTGTAGATGTCATAAAGCCCTCGTCAGGGCGATATAAATAGACGGGACAGTAGTGACATCCTGTGGATGTTATGAAGGGCTGTGGTCTTGCTGCGACCGCACTTAACGGGCCCTTATCGAAGTCTTTCACAATCGTGCC